AATAGATTTTTGCAAATCTAACTCCAAGGTTGTCAGTTCGTAATCCGTAATATTAACATAAAGATTTTCCTTGCGCACCTTACAATTTTTACTTACCTTTAACATAAAAAAAAAAGGGGGCATCTAGCCCCCTTATAAAGTTAAATACTTTTTACTCGCGGTCAATAGTGATGTTTGAGTTTGCAGCAAGCCACGCTGTTAAGGTCGTGGTTATGTCAATCTGGGGAACACTTATAACATTTGACGAGGTCAAAGTCAAGGTGTATAATTGTGAATCTCCCGGAAGGCTACCTGATGCCACGGTAGCGCTCTCAATATACATTCCAAGCGGAGATGCGAGGAAGTATTTATCGGTCTTTAGCTTTACGATAAAGTAGGATTCCGTATTTTGGACAATTTGTTGGTAAAGATTTGTTCCATCTTGATAAACACCAGGGATGGTGAAGATAAGTTGGGTTTGATAATCAAAACCTAAACTCTCCAAATTCACGCTGACGCTCTCGTTGAGAGCCGCGCTTGAGTTTCTAACAACATCAATTTTCTTGAACTCGCATCCAGCGTTAGCCGTTATGCCAGTTACCTCGCCGTCAGGAGAGAATGTAATTCCAGTTAATACTGATGTTGTTCCGGTGGTAGTGAGCGCCCAAAGAGCCTCAATTCCGGGTATATTATTTACACAGGAGCTAAGCTGTAGCCCATTGGTAATTACGCAGTTATTTGCCATGTCTTAAATTTTTTATTTAATTTAGTTTATTTAGCGAGAACAACTTGAGACGCAAAAGCTACTGCAGCTCCCAATTTTGCAGCAAGCTTAATACGCTGCTGTTGGAAATCTTGTGAATACCACGCGATGGGGTTTTGGAAATCCGATAAAAGGTCGGTTCCATACATAAAATTCTCCGGATTCGTTAGAACTGCCTTATTTACGCCATTAGCAACGTTGCCGAGCTCTGTTGAAATTGCGATAACATTTGTGAATGGAATGCGAATAGCCATCTCACCTGCGACATAAGTTTCAGGATTGAAGTGGAATAAGTTTTGGTTTCGTAGCGACAATTGAAGTGCTTGGAAGTCAGAGTGGTTTAGAGCCAGAATTGTGGTAACTGGCTTAAGTGGGTCAGGTAGTTCGGTAATATAGCCATCAACCACGGTGGTGGCATTTGCGGCGGTCATGGCTGTATAAGTTGTATTTACAACAGAACCTGACAAAGTAGCGCCGGTAAGCTGCTCAATAAGACCTGAACATCCATCAACAGCACTTTTTGCGCCCCAAAATTTACGAGACATATAGACATTAGCCTTGCGGGAGATGTCGTTCATAAAAGCTTCCTCCATCGGGATGTTGCTCTCAACATAACTGCCTGGTGCTAAGCGGATTGAAAGGATTGTGCGGTTCAGTTCATCGTAGCAATAATCTTTTTGGATGTTATACTGGCACACCTTTAGCTCAACTTCTTCAAGCACTACGGTGCCACCAGTGAACGCACATGACGTGCCTGGGAAAGCGATGGTATCGATGCTCCCAGTATCAAAGATAGGGATTAATTCACCAAATTTAATGTTGGGCAAAACGCGGTAGTAAGATGCCTCGGTTGTGTCCATAACAATTTTGTGCAAGAACAAATCCGCATTTGCATTAAGATAATCCGACATAGCCGTAGTATCAAAAGAAAAGTCAAAGTTTTTGAAATTTTTCATAATTTAAGTTTTTTTAGGTTTTTTTAATGGTTTTGTTTCATAGCTTTCAAAATCTCGTAGCGGTAGTCGCTAAAGTTTTGGGTAGCCATTTTATCTTGTTTAATAGGTTCGTGAGTTGCAGTTTTCTTAAACTCGTTGTAATCTTTTTTCAACGACTTCATCTCCTCTGCAATAACCTTAAGTTCATCCACGATGGGGGTAAGCGCCTCAATAACGGCCTCAACAACATCGGGGCTCATAACATCAGCGACGCTATCTTCAACCTCAACGGCAATTTCTTCCATCATTACGGGTTTTGCTGCCTCAACAGCTTCTTTAATTTCAGTCAGCATTCCCTCGGCATCGGTTGTGAATACACGGCCATCACCTAAATTATGAACGCCAGCGCCCACAATTGTAAAGGTTCCGTCATCATTTTTGATGGAGATACTATCACCGACTAAAAAGTCGCCTTCAGTAGAGTTGGTAATTACCACTCCACCCTCAAGGGCTGCTTCTGCGAATGCGTGTTTTGAAAATTGGAATCCGACAAGGTCAGCAACTTTTTTCAATAACTCAATATTTTTCATAGTTCTTTTAGTAAAGTTTATTTATCATAAATAGATAACATAAATGTAAATTACCTATCTAATTTATTTATTAGCTCCTCAAGTAAAAATACCCTTATAGCCGCGTCATAGTCCTCCTTGGACATTTCAGTTTTTTTCATATTTTCTGCCTTAATTTTACCACAAATTTTGGGTGCAGAATTTGCCCCGTATCTCTGCGTCATATCGGCAATACATTCTTCCCAAGGGTAGTCAGCAAAATCCTCTGTAAGGTCAGCAATAACCTCTATATGGTCTAACATAAAAGAGGGGTCGTGTTCCATACCAAGAAGCTGGTCTATCTCCCCCAACAAATCTGTAAAGTCATCAACGAGCAGGATTGCTTGCTGCAAATCCTGACTCGTTGCTTTACCCCTACTTAATGCTTCGTGCTCTATTTGGAATATAGCGTCAGCTTGAAGTGCTAACGACCTTATCATTCCTTGCTCATCCTCGGGGGGGTTCATCTCCATTAGGTGCTCAAACAATTCTACAGCTCTTGAACAGATAAAAAAGTATTCTGTTTGGTATCCAAACACATCTAATTCACTTGGGTAGTCCATAGCACTTGCCTCCATATTTTTTGGATGCTTGTTAGGTAGTAAGTCGTAGTCAGTAATATATTTTTTGTTTTCTGGTCTCCCGTTTTTAAGTAAGTATAAAAACGCATTAACCCGTGCATATGCCCATTGCTCGGCTGACTTTACCGCCGGGCTGTGGGATGTGTTATAAGCACCTAATCCTCTTTGAAAAACACTTTTAAGAGCGCCTAAAGTAGCATTGCCGTTTTTGGTGTTTGACTCTTTTTCGTTGAAGTCATCTACTTTTTTCTGTAGTGTCTTCTCCTGTTCGGCACTTACCTTTGCCCCTCTTTTACCAGAGGCATCTCCCCCAGCGCTACCTTCTCCTTCAGGCGATGTATTAGGGGTGTCGCTCTTTGGAGCTTTCTCACTTTCTTTAATACCCCCTCTTGGGCCAACCTCTGCAAAATTCATAAAGTTAAAAGGCACTTCCTCAAATAAACCCTGAAGCGAAATCCCTGCGGTCTCGTTGGATAAGACAAAGTTTTCAAAGTGCTCGTTGTTAGCAAAGTGGATGGTGGTAATCCAAGTGCCCGATGGGAAGTCCCTACCGAATATTTCATAGCTCTTGTCCATCATGGGGTCATCCCCAACAAGCCAGTTCTCATAAGAATATACCTCGTTGCCAGGGAATACCTTATCGGTGTGTTCTATGTTAATTAGATTTTTTGGTTTAAGCTTACTTAACTTCATCAGCATTTTACGGATGGTGTCTCTGCTCATAAACACATAATACGAAGTATTGCTCTCGGGGTCGTATCTGTAAATCTTTTGGTCAGGTTGAAATACCACTGCCGTAATATCACCCTTCAATTCATTCTTGCTAAAGGCAACATTATCTTTTGTGGCTTTTTCAATTTCACCCTCAAGGAATTTCATAGCTGCGTCGTAATTGCTTCTTGACAATCCCCAAGCGGCCATCATAAGGGAACCACAGCCATCTTCAAAATCTTTGCTTGACTCCCAATCTACTTTATGTCTTGAGCCGTAGGAATACATCCTCGTTAGAATATCAAGGGACGCATCATAGGTGGGGTCAGCGAGGTCATTAGCGCGACGCTTGCCCACGTCAGTTCCGCAATCTCCCCAACCATTTTCTTCAGCATAATTAACGGCTTGTTGTGCCACTTCACGGATGTAGTCAGGAACCTTTACGAAGCTTTGCCTTACCTTGAATGTTTCAAGAACCTCGGCTGACCCTTCAAAATATTGCCCATAGACCTCTGCAGGCATATACCCCGAGCATCCGTAGTCATAGCCACACGCATTAATTTTCACCCTTGTTATTGCCTTCGCTGTTGGCTCGGCAAGCAAGGCTGCTTTACGGGTTTTATACATAAACAAACCCATATGGAAATTCACGGGTTCCAAGTCATCGCTTGCGCTGAATCCCGCAGGTCTGCGGTTAAGTTGAGAGGGGGGAACAATTTTAGCTTCCGCTTGAAATGGTCTGCCAGCTCCTCCAACATTTTTCCCCACCCCAATTGCTGCTTGTGCTTTGACGGGAATTTTTGCTAATGCTTGGTCGTAGGTTAAATCCTGTGGAACAGCAAACTCTATTTGGAACCATCGGTGGCGACATAGCGCCCCCATTTTATATTCAAACGCATCAACCTGACTATTCATTTGAGCCCTTGGGACTAATTTAAAGCTATCAGAGGCGCTCGTTAGCTTGTTAGATAGGTTGATGATGTCTTGACGGGAGAAGACGCGTTGTGCGACAAGTAATTTTCTACACATCTCCCTTGAGGTAGAGATAAGGGGGGCTCCTAATCCCGTATCAACGCCATAGATGTATCGCGTTATAACTTCTCCATCTTGTTGGTCGCCAGAGAAGATATCAAACTTTTTAGGGTCGCTTGTAATGGGGGGTGCCGCAAAATCTTGTGCCGTAAGCACAAGCTTTGCAGGCCCTATCTTTGCACCAATTAGTAGGTCAGGGTTTAGCTGCTCACCGAACTCTTCAAAATGCTTTAATAATTCATCAGGAAGGTCGTTTTCAACAGCGCAGTTATGTTGGGTTTGGTCGTTGAATATTTCAAACTTTACCTCGTTTGCTGGATTCTTGACGATGGATAAAAATTCCACCCCGCTAAAGTCATCATTTTCGTCAATTAGTAATTCAAAAAGTTTCACAATCTCGCTAGTTTAGTTATTTTTTTATTTAGTTTTTCTGTGTCCTGAATTGAATTATAAAGGACATATGCTTTAAGTGGAGTGGTGTTCGCATTTTGACTGGCTATTGCCTGCACAATTCTGCTGTCGTCAATAGCTAATTTACGGCCACCGGTAGAGCTATTAATATCGCCAATAATTCCACCAAATTTTGAGACGGCTTCTCGGTTCATAACAAACT